AAAACAACTTTTACCTCTATATTTAAACCAGGAGGGGTTGAAGGTGTAAAATCAATAACTCCCGTTGAATTATTATAAGTATAATTGCTATCATCAATCTCATCGCCACTAATAAATACTATAAAATCATTTATGCTAGATGGTAACGGATCAAAAGTTAAGGTAAATGTAGATAAACTACCAGTACCCGTAAACTTTTGCGTTAAAGTATAATATTGTCTTGCTGTTTGTGTTATGAGTCCCATCTATTATGACTTTTCTTGAGTTATCTTTTTGTTTTCTTTTGTATCCGCTACTTGAATTATAGAAGGATCTTTTATATTTAATCCCGCATATGCGAGTATTTTTAACAATAAAGCTGTTTCTTCTGATTCATGCATTTCAAAATCAGTTGAAGTACTTGCATTATATAAAGCATTACCCGCTACACTAGTATAACCCCAAGTTACACTATTAGGTTTTCTAACGTATGTACAAGAAACACCAGAAGTTATTGTTGTTGGATATACACTTATAGACCAGTCTGCGCTGGTATTTGCAATGTTCTGTATATATATAGGTGAAGTAATTGTTGGCTGAGTTAGCTTAGATAGCTGATATTCAAGTAGTTGTTTTTTATCTACTTTCTCAACTTCAATTGAGTTATAAATAACTGTTCCCAGCTTATGAAGATTAGCAGGGAAATTAAAATGATCTGTTGAATATGTTAAGTTAGCTTCTGTTTTAAACTTACTTAATTTTTCATCAATGATTCTATATAAATTAGCATATTCAGTATTATTTTCTTTCTGTCTCATATATTGATTGAGATCAAAAAAATACTGTTCAAATATTTCTAATTGTGATTGATTTGCAAATAAATTAAACTCTTGTGGCGTTATATAGCCTCTATTCTCTTTATTAACAATTGATAATACTTTTTGGTAAACCGTATCTATGCTAATCATATTTGTTTTTATTATTTATAGTAATTAAGCCACCCTTAAGATGGCCTAACCACTATAAGAGCAACTATTTTAGTTTCTTTTCTATTGCTTTATATACTTCTACACCTTCATCAGTTTTAAACCAAGCAGCTAAAGCTGAATATGGGTTTTCATCAAAAGGCACAGTCATTAACTTTCTTCCGTTAGTACCCCATTTAAATGTACGCTGGTCTTCTGATAATTTTATAATATTAGCTTCTGTAGCTTTTATACCAATATTTCTTATAGCAACATTTTCGTCATTAGCTAATTCTATGAATAGCTTTGGATTGTTACGAGCAAATATTAATAAATCTCTTTTTAGCTCCTTAGAAGTCATCTCTGCAGCTCTAGAGCCTATTTCTACACGCATTATAGCTTCAGCTTGTTCAATATCCATTTCTCTTGCCATTAACAAAGCGTCTACTTCAAACTCAATAATTTCTAATTCATCTTGAGCTTCTAATTCAGCGTCGTATTCTTCGTAAATTTTATCTTTTTCTGAATGATAAATAGATAATATTTTTTGAAGAACTTGTTTTTCTTTTGGTACCAGTAAACTACCGTTTTGAAACACGATATGTTCTAGTCTACCTTCACCTTTAAATTCATCAACAAAAGGTGTTTGTTGATTTACAGTATATTTTAATTCTCTTTCATAACCTTTTTCATCGTCAAACCAAAATATATTTCTTGATTTAATTGTATAGGTTAAAGGCTTTCTTTGTTTTTTAAGGACGTATAGCCTGTCTTTGAACGCCCAATCTGTTTTTTTCTTTGTCATGATATAATAAAATAAAAAATAATAAAAGTAAGAATTACCCCCGTTAATTAAACAGGGGTAAAACCTACATTAAAAAATATTAGTTAAAAAGCACAAAGTTATTAGCACCTTGTACAACTAAACATCTTTCAGTTAAATAATGAACTTCCATCTTGTCATCACCTGAAGTAGCAGCGCCACCTACAGAACCAGTAATCCAAGATTTCATTTTTCTATCATCAGCTTCAGAAGCTCTATAACGAACGTGTAAAAACGGACGCTTAATGTTCTTCCCAAGAATTTGATCGTAAACAGATGAAGTTCCAGCTGGAATCAGTGCTCCTTCAATACCTCCGATAAGACCACGAGTGCTAGCATCGTTTAAGTATTTCCAGTCAGTTTTGTAGAAGTCATAAGAACCTCTTCTAAATCCACTAAATCCTAAGTTAAGTGCCATATCTTCGCTGTTGTTGAATACTCCGTAAGAAGTTCCACCAGCACCGTAAGAGTTTTGAGCTGCTAGCATATCGTCAATTGATAATGCAATATCACGATTTACAAAAAGCATGTTCTCTTCAATAGCACCTTCTTTATCTAATTTCTTAAGAAGAAGATCAAAGTCTTGTAAAGATTCAGTAGCTGTACCTCCTACGAAACCATCAAATTGATGACCACGATCTTCGATAGCAGCAAATAAACCTTCAGTACCGTCTACATCAACAACACCATTTGTTCCTTTTTTCTCAGCTTCAACTAACGCCATTTCTGAATAATCTTCAAAACGCTGACGAGTATCACCTTCAGACTTAATATACCATAAGTATCCTGATTGTCCGCCTTCGCCAGTTACTTCAATCCAACCAATTTGAGAAGCGTCAGATCCAGAAATTTCATAATGATCTTTAAGGATAATAGGCTTATTAGTTAAAGAAATAAACTCAGGCTCAACAGCACCAGTCATTGACGCTTGTCCTTTTTTGAATTCAGAACCGTAAACAAAAAGGTCTACATCAGTTGCTCCAGTAAATCCAAAACCATCAGTAGTATAACTTTGAAGAGTTACAGTAGTAGCAGTTGTAGCAGAAACTAAAGCTTTAAAAACAGTAGTACCGTCAGATACAACAACAGTTTGATTAGCTCTAATTGCATGATTGTTTCCATTAGCATCAGCTGGAATAGTAACTACGTTTACTTGTGAACCAGCACTTCCTGTATCAGCAGCTGAAGAAACACCTTCATAAGAAACATGAAGACGACCTTGCTCAGACCAAATAATCTGATCAGAAGTCATAGGCATTTCAGCGCCAACCATTTGTAAAAATCCAGAAAGTGAACGATCACCATAACGCTCAATTTCAGCTTCATAAAGCTCAGGTAGGTATTGTTGTGCCCACCCAGCAGTTCCTGCAGTAGTAAAGTCTATGTAACTACCAGGAGTTGTTTGTTTAACAGGAGTAGCATTATTTAGTATTAAGTTACTTCCTGCAGTATAAGTTGCATTTGCCATTTTAAATTTTTTTTATTTTTTTATTTTAATTTTTAATTTTGAGCTATTGTTTCCGCTAATTGCTCTTACTTTTAAACCTCCAGTATCTACATAACCATCAGCACTTTTTCTTGGATTCATATTAATATTCTTAGATTCCATTTCTAATTGCTTAATAGCATCTGCTTTACCTTGCTCATAAAAGTGATTAGCAATTTTGTCAGAATTTTTAGCAGCAAATAAAGCTTTGTGATAAGTAGAAGGATCTGTAAGCATGCCTTTGTCATCTAGGTAACTACCCAAGAAACTAGCAATATCGCTTTGAGATTCTTTTACTTGAGTCACGTCATTTACTTTAAATCTATACTTGTTATTTCCAACTTTGAAATCAAAACCTTTGAATTCATTGCTAAAAAAAGAATTAGTTTTTTCAGTAAAATTATTTGCTTGTGTTTGTTGCTGAGCAGTTAGCTTAGACTGCTCTTCTTTATAAGCGTTGTAAAATTCAATTGCTTCTTTTTGTTCTGGGGCTAACTTAGAACTCAACTTGACTTCTTCGTAATATTTGCCTTTTAAACCTTCAAGAAAGCTCTTAGCTTTTACAATCTCTTCTTTATAAGCTAATTTTTTTCTTCTGATTTCTCTGTCATCATCGACTTCTTCATCAAAAGAAAAATTATCTTCAATTAAAAAATTAACCTCATCATTATCTAAATGAGATTTTGTTTGTTTGTAGTACTCTTTTAACAATGTAGAATCATCCACATTTGAATAATCTGCATTTAACCTTACGTAGTCTTCTAAACTACCACCAGTTTCTTGCATAAATTCAACTACCTTTTGTATGTTTTCAGGTAGCTCAATATTATTTTCTTTAACTTCTTCAACCTGTACTTCTTCTTTTACTTCAGCAACAGGCTCTTCAATTTTTTCTTCAGTCTCTTCTTCTATTAATTCTAAGACTGTTTCTTCTTCTTGCTCGGTAGGCTCTTCGGCACTCCGTACTTCTTCTTCCACTTTTTCGCTAACTTCGGATTCGTCGCGAACAGGAACCTCATCTGTGCTTTGCTCTTGAACGGCATTTTTTTCTTCTGTTTTAGGTGGTTTAGATAAATCAACTTTATGAGTTGTATTATCTGATTTTGTATCAACTCCTGCGTTTTCTAATACTGTTTCTTCTTTTTCTGCAGCACTAGGGTTCTCGTCTTCGACTAAATTAACTTTGTAGTCTTCCATAATAAAATTTTATATAATAGTTTAAAAATATGCTATCTAGGCTCAAATTGCTCTAGACCAAATCCACCTAATGTATCAAAGCCAGATGATTCAAAGTCTTTAGGTGGGGTATTATTTTTTCTTTGATCAATTAATTCAGATTGTTGAGATGCTTGAATTTTAGTTCTTTTATCTTTTCTATCTTCCTTATATTCTTCTTTATTGTTAATCACTTGTAAATCTAGTTCTTTAAGCTGCTTATTAAGCTCAAACTCATATGTCATAAGCTCTTTTTTAGCTAGAACTTCTTGTTGTAATTTTTGTATTTCAAGTTCGTGTTCTGCACTTTTGATTTGTATCTTAGATTGTGATATAGCTTGTTCTTTTTGGACATCTGCTTGAGCAGCAGCTTGTGCAGCTCTTGCATTAGATTCAGATTGCAATGATATGTTTTCTGTTTGCATTTGTCTGTCTTGTGCAGCTTTCTTTTTTCTTCTAAGTTTTAATAACTCATTTGCTAGTTTTAAGTTTTTAATATTTCTAATATCAATAGCATCTTCTAAGAATATTTGTTCTCTTGATAATGCTACTTGAATATTATTTTCTAGCAATTGTTTTTCTTCTTCATCCGGAGATAATTCTAAAAATATGCCAAAATCATGTATATGTAATTCTTTTATTTCTGTTAAAGTAGCAACATCAATTTTACCT